CCCGGGGTCTTTTTATAAAGGTGCTACATGAAGCGAATCGCATATCTCTGGTGGGCCCTAGCCTTTGCCATCCTCGGCTTCGGCTCTTACCTTAAATCTGCTTCAGCCCAGAACGCAGGCTACATCGCGCCATCCACAATGGCCTCGGCCGCCATTAACATTTCCACCGCCACAACCACCAAGGTCATCACCGGCATCACCGGGCGATGGACCTACATCACATCCTTCAACGTGATCGCCGGTGGCTCCGGAAACTTCCAGCTTGTCTATGGCACCGGCTCAACCTGCGGAACTGGCCAAGTTAATCTGACTGGCGCCTATAACCTCACCGCCCAAGCCGGCCTCGTCGTAGGCTCAGGCATTGCCCCAGCCCTCGTCATCCCCACCGGCAATGACGTCTGTGTCATAACCTCCGCGGCAGTCCAAATGTCAGGGTCGATCGCCTATGCGCAGCCGTAAGCTTCTCGCCCTCCTTTTCTGCCTCATTACCTTTCCGGCCATCGCCGGGTATATGACGTTGCTTGGGGCTGGCGTCGGATCAATCGCGCCGGTTGTCAGCTGGGTTTCCACTACCGATCCAACCTTCCCCAGCTCCAGCCTGACTTATTCTGGCCCGTCGCTTTCGACCATGTTCGACAGCACGGGGAAGCTGATCTATAAGCCGAACAATCTGCTGACGTACAGCAACACGTTCAGCAATGCGGCGTGGACCAAGAGCAGCGCGACCGTAACGTCTGGCGCTGCTGATCCTGATGGCGGAACGTCGGCATGGACGCTGACTGCGACGGGCGCAAACGGCTTTATCCAGCAAAACGCCACGACTTCGGCCCAGCGCGCGATTAACACAATCTACATTCGCCGCAAGACGGGAACCGGCAACATTCTGCTGTGTAACCCTTCGGGGTCCGCTTCTGTAATTGCAGTCACCTCAAGCTGGCAGCAGTTCACCGCTGCGAACACGACAGCCGGAACATCGTTCTTTTACGTTCAGATTGCCACAGCGGGCGATGAAGTCGAGATATATAAGGCAACCAATTCGGCTGTGACGTATGAGAGCGCTGCGCGGTCTGACGATATGGTCGTGACTACGGCTGCTGCTTATTTTGGCCCTCGCCGGACATATACGATTGCTGGTGTTATCGCCGGGCTTCTTCGTGAAGAAAGCAGGACATGGGTCGCGCTTTGGAACCGCGATTTTACGAACGCGGTGTGGACGAAGACCAGCGTAACGGCAGCGCTTGATCAGACGGGCATTGATGGCCGGTCTAATGTGGCGTCCTCACTCACGGCATCGGGCGCAAATGGAACCGTTCTACAGTCAGTTGTCCTTGGCTCATCGCAAAGGGCAACGTCGGCTTATGTGAAGCGGCTTGTCGGGTCTGGCGCTATTTCCATGACGACCGACGGCGGCGCGACATGGACCGATGTTACGGCCCAGATCGGCGCTTCCTATGCGCGTGTGACCATCCCGGCGCAGACGCTGGCGAACCCCAGCTTCGGGTTCAAAATTGCGACTTCCGGCGACTCCATCGCTGTTGATCTATTTGGTAATGAGAATGGTGCTGGTCCGACGACAGCGCTTTATGTAGGGGCTGCTGCGGTCACACGGGCGAATGAAAGCATTCAGTTTATTGGCCCAGCCCTTGCAGCCCTTCAAGGCGCGGCGTGGACGGCGTTTGTTGAGACTTCTGCGCTTCCTGCAATCGCCGCAGGCTCGACCGGCATCCTTGGCCTGAACGCATCGCAGACCGTGCTTTACACGGGCAACGTGTCGCAGCTTGCTTCCTATAACGGAGCGGTCGGCAGGACAGCGACGGTTGGCGCAAGCGGAAATTATACAACGGGTGCGGTTCGATCTGCGGTGGCGACTGACGCTAGCGGCAGAACCATTGTAGCGAATGGTGGCACTGTCTCGACAGACAGCAACAAAGCGGCTCCGACAGCAGTTACGTCTGCCGACCTCGGCGCGGTGAATGGGGGCACCTTCCCGATCAATGGGCCGGTCAAATCCTTCGCCATCTACAACCAGCGTCTTCCTGACGCCACGCTGCAAGCCAAGAGCGTGGTGGGGGCGAGCTACGCCGCCAACGACAACGGCATCCGCTACGCCTTCGCCGACAATGACAATCTGCCGATCCATTGGAGGGTTGCGCTGTGATTCGTATCCTCGCTCTTCTAACCCTCTGTACTCTTTCGCTGCCAGCATGTGCAACCGAAATCCTTATTAACTATCCATCCCAAGCCGCGCTGGTCCAACTCGCGACAGCGCTTGGCTACTATGATGCGACAGCCAAGGCCATCGTGGCACAAGCTCGTGTCGACGCTGGTGGCGATTACTTCTTCAACAACGTCGGCCAGTTTGTTGCTGTCCCCGCTGTGATCGACCCCGTGACCCGGGTTGAAACTTCGCCTGCTGTCATGGCCCCCGGTCTCTGGGCTCGCCTTCGCCACAACGCCGACCCGACAAGCCTCGCCGCGAAGATCGCGCAATCTGCAACCGCAGTGAGTGCACTTGGTATTCTCGTTTATCGCCGCTTGCCGCTCGGCCCCAAAGACGAAGCCGGCAATCCAACTCTATGCTGGTCTGCCGATAACCTGACCTGCGGCCCATCCTACCTTGACCTGATCGGTGTGATCGCCTGATGGATGACAAACTTCTCCAGTTTCTCGCTGCGACTAAAGGCGACCCGCTTGCCTTCACCATGGGTGCATACCCTTGGGGTGAACCCGGGACTGTGCTTGAGAAGTCCGATGGCCCTGAGGAATGGGCCTGCGATCTTATGAACCGTATCCGCGATGGCCTGATCAACCTCAACGAAGCCATCCAAGAAGCCGTCGCATCCGGCCATGGTATCGCCAAATCCGCAACGGTTGCGCAGATAACCATGTGGGCGTTCTGCACCCTCCCTGATACTCGCGGAGTCATCACCGCCAATACCGAAACCCAGCTCAAAACCAAAACTTGGGCCGAACTCGGCAAGTGGTTCAACCTTTGCTTCTTCGCCCGTGAACACTTTACCCTAACCGCCACAGGCCTCTTCTCCAAAGACCCTAATCGCGAGCGCACTTGGCGCATCGACATGATTCCGTGGTCCGAGAAAAACCCCGCCGCGTTCGCCGGACTCCATAACAAAGGCAAGCGCCTGCTCCTGATCTTCGACGAGGCGTCCGAAATCCCCGACATCATCTGGGAAACAGCAGAAGGCGCGCTAACCGATGCCGACACAGAAATCATTTGGTTGGCTTTTGGAAACCCTACGCGCAACTCCGGCCGATTCCGTGAGTGTTTCCCTGGCGGTAAATTTGAACGTCAATGGCATCATCTACAGATTGACTCCCGCACAGTTCGAATCACTAATAAGCGCCGACTCCAAAATTGGATTGATGCGTATGGCGAAGACAGCGATTTTGTCCGAGTCCGCGTCCTTGGTCAGTTCCCTCGAAAAGGATTGATGGAGTTCTTTTCTGCGACGGAAATTGACGAAGCTATGACCCGCGAGGTTGTTGTCCAACGAACCGATCCGCTGGCCCTCGGCGTCGATGTGGCGCGGTATGGCATGAACAACTCCGTTCTGTTTTTCCGAAAGGGTCGTGATGCTCGCACGATTGATCGTCAGCGGTTTAACGGTCTTAGTACTGTCGAGCTTACTGATCGGATTGTTATCGCCCACGACACGTATCGACCGGACGGTATTATGGTGGATGGTGGCGGCGTTGGTGGTGGTGTTGTCGATAACATTCGCAACCGGCGTCTTCATTGCTATGAAATCCAATTCGGTGGAAAGGATGTCGTCTACAACTTCGCGGCCACTTCTGGCGAGCGTTACGCCAACAACCGGGCCGCGATGTACGGGGCCTGCCGAGCTTGGCTTCGCGGCGGATGCCTTCCCAATGACCCAGAACTCCGTCGTCAGATGCTGGCAATTCGGTATACATTCAACAACAAAGACGAGATTATTCTTGAGCGGAAAGAAGACCTTGTCGATGAGGATGGACAGGGAATCTCCCTCGACGATATCGACGCGTTGTGCCTGACCTTCGCGCATCCACTCGTCGCCAATCCCCGCGCTGGCGGAGATTATCCGCACCCGGACGACGTTCAGTCCGAGTACGACCCTTACTCTTCGGAAAGGATGCTGGCGTGAGATTCTTGACGGATACAGTGGCTGGTACCTGGGGATTTGCTGTGGCCCCAATCGAGCGCCTCGCTGTGTCTCTCAATGATCTTATGCAATTGAGGGCCTTGCGGCTCCTGCATGAAAAGATCAGACTCTTCGAGAAAGGACCCACAGCATCCGGTCGGCGACAGAACGAATCGCCTGAACCAATC